ATAAGTAATTCTTCTAATGTAGCCATCTAGTCTCCTAAACTGCAAATGCTACGTTATTGCCTCTTTTTTCTACAAGTCTACCACCAACGATATATTTACCATCATCTAACGCACCATAATTTTCTATTAGGAAATCTCTTTCATCTTTACCTTTATTTTTCTTTTTGAATTTTAAAAACTCATCATCAGGTAATATGCCAGTGTAGTCTATGCCATCAGCTCTTAATATAGCTGCTGTATCTGCTCCCGTTACAGCACCTTTGTCTACTTGAACAGCTGCTATTTTAGCTGCTGTAGTATTTTGTTTTTCATCTCTCTCTAATCTTTTTATTTGTGCTTCTTTTAATCTTTTGTCCATAGTGTCTGCAGATTTAATATCTTTTTCAATCTCACCTTTAAGTATTGCAGCATCGATTTGTTTTTTAAGATCTGTAGATTTATCTAAGTTTTTAGATATTGCATTTATTATAGCTGATTGTAGAGTTCCTGATTTAAGTGCACCTTTCAAATCACTGCCTTGTTCTTGAATAATTCTACTAGCATCAATAAGTGAATCATACGCAGCACCTTTTTTCATTTTGTCGATACCCATAAGTTTGTAGTATCTTTTTCTATTTTCTTCTATTCTGTCTGCAGTTAATTGATCTTTTGTTTCTTGTGGTACAGCTTTACTTTTTGGTTCTGTTTCATCAAAAGAGTCTACTTTTTTCAAGCCTGTAGTATCTGTCTCCGTGGTTTTTTTATCACCACCTTCTTTAAATGGATCAAATCTTTCACCCGGCACTAAAAAATTTGCTAGTGCTTTACCACCTGTTTTAGCTGCCTCTAATGCAACAGGTCCTACACCTGTAACTGCGCTAGTCGCTAGACTTGGTGTTGATAGTGCTGTAATAGGGTTTTGTCTTGCAAACGACCCAATTCTAAAACCTAAACCCTCTCCCGCAAGAGTTTGTGGGCCTGCTTTACCACTTTGAAGACCTACACCTGGTTTAGGTGAAAATATATCTTTAAGTCTTCCAAAAGTGCCTAATTTTTCTGACAAAGGTTTGTAAGTTCTTACTGCTTTGAAACCTCTAACAGCCGCTGGTAATATTCTCATGGCAGCTGCACCTAATGGAATTAAACCTCCAATAAGATACCCTGGTCTGTCTTGCATACCATCCATGATCCCTTCTTTAATAGGGCCACCTGATCTAAACATTGGTCTTTTTAATGGTTTCATTAGTTTCCGTATAGTTTACCAAAGATACCAGCAAGACCTGTAGCTGTGCTTAATGCTGAAGCAAGAGGACTTGCACCACCTGCTGGCAATTGTGGAGCGACTCCACCAAATCCTGATAATCCACTTAGACCAGCTCCGAATTGTTGTAATCTTTGTTGTGGTTCAAATGCTGCTGTTCTAGCTGCCGCTTGATCAGCTGCTAATTGTGATTGTGTTAATCCTTGTCTGAATGCACCAAGGTTCCCTAATGCAGCAACGTCTTGACCCATAGATCCTCTTTGGAAATTAGACAGTCCCATTTGTTGTGCAGCTAAATTACCTTGGTTACCAAATGCTTGTTGTGCTAAATTTTGTGCTTGTGTAAATCCTTGTTGTTGTAATTGTGCAAGTAAGCTGGCTCTGTTTCTTAAGTTACCAGCTTCAAACTCACCAAGTGCAACTCCTTCTCTACCACCACCAAATGCTCCTGCTGCAACCGCTTGGTCTCTGATGTTCTGTCTACCAAGTGCTGCTTGTCTATCGAAGTCTGCTAGTGTTGTGTCTATTACATCTTGTTGAAAAGGTGACATGAACTGTCTAAATGCAGTTGGTCCAGTCAATCCTTCTTGTGCTGCTACAGCTCTTTGCGCACCTTGTAAAAATGGTTGAAACGATCCAACACCTGCTCTCGCTATATTAATTGCTTGTGTTTGTAATGGATCTTCACCGGCAACAAATTGTCTACCTGTAAAGGCACTTGTTTTTATAGGTACCGATGTAGACGCCGTTAACTGTTTGGCAAAATCTTTAGCGGTATCTTTTAAATAATCTGGTAATGACATTATACTATTCTATTCTCCATCATTTGTGCTTGATCAAACATTTCTTGTGCAGGATTCATACCCTGAGATTCTTCAGATATTGTACCACCTGCTTCTAGATTGTCCATCATGTTTTGCATGACTCTGGCACCTTCATCTATATCGCCACCGCCTGCATTTCTTACAGCATCTGCCGTAAATACAAATTCATTTTTACTTAATCTTGCTGGCACATCATCAGCTCTCTCTTCTGCTCCAAGATCTACAAAGCCCCCGGTTCTATAGTCTTTTTCCATGCCACCTAAATCCATAATACCACCTTCCTGCATGGGTTCTCTCTCACCAAAAGCAGCAAGACCACCATTTGCTAGATAGAAATTATCTACAAATTCTGGTTTAGGTAAAAATCTTAAACTTGGGTCTTGTCTTCTAGCTTGATCTACTATTTCAGCGATACTAGAAGGTGTCTGTGTAAATGGTTCTTCTGGAACTTCTTCCTCATCATCACCACCCATTAAGAATGGTGCTGCGATTGCAGCTGCACCTAGTCCACCACCTAATAATCTTAGTGCACTAAATTTATTTCCTGCCTCACCACCAATTCTAAATACGTTTCCAATCTGGCCTAAAAAACTATCGTCTCCAGCTGTTAATCCTGATAAAAGACCAGAACCTGCTCCTCTTAAAAAACCTGCACCTTTTATATTAGCAAAAGGACCTAATCCTCCTGCATATGCACCTAAACCACCTAATAAAGCAAGTTTACCTATAGGTGATTTAACTACTTTTTTAACAGCACGCTTGGCTTTCTTTACAAGTTTACCTAGAAAAAAACCTTGTCTAGGTTCATCTAGTGTCATTATTCCGCCACCCGCACGTAGTTGTCTTTCCATCTGCATTCTAGATATTGTCATATTTTAGCCTAAATCCTTTTTGTATCTGGTTTTTTTATTATAATCAATCATATATATCGACTAGATCTGCTAGTCCTCCCATCATGTACCTACCCCTATAAGATTCTCTAACAGAGTCAGATTTAGTGTATCCACCGCCACCTACTCCAGATGTTTTAGCTGCAGATTCTTTTGTAACACTACCTGGGGACCTATCTGGTGGATCATCTCTACCAAAAGTTCCCGCGTCTAGTTGTTGTTGAATTTGTCTAGTTCTTGCTTTATCAGCTTCTATTCTAGCTTTCTCTTGAGCTCTAAATGCATCTCTTTCTTTTACTTTTTCATTATAATAATTATATCTAGCTAAATTCATTTTATTCATCTGATTTGCTCTTGCTGCATTTTTACCAACAAATGAATATAGTCCTGTTTCTTCATCTAATTCTAATTTAGTGTCTGCTCCATATTTATTTGCAAATTTATCACTATTAAAATAATCATTTACTCTATTGAATTCTCTTTCTACAGCCTCTGCATAATTACCAAATCCAGATCTAACATTTAATCCAAACGGGTCTTTATTACCACCACTTGTATTTTCTCCAAATACTGTTGGACCAGTGTAACCCATATTTTTTTGAATAAATGCTTGATCAGGTCTAGGTAATGTTCCAAATTTATCTGGAAGTAAGTTTGCAATAAATCCTAATTTGGTTTGAGGATTATATCCCTCCTCCATTATTTGTTCTGCTGTTTGTGGTGTTCCTGTAATACGTTGAACTGCTCTATTTAAACTCTGAGTAATCGCTCCTCCAATTGGAGTTCTTGGTTCAAATATACCTGGTGCTCCTTTTATTATTTGTGGAATTCCTTCAATGCTTCCTTCATAAAAATCTGCTGGTGCACCAACAGGAGCAAGTCTTTCCATCAAAATACTATCGCCTGTCTGACCTGGATACATTACTTTACCCTCTCTAAAAGGCATATTATATTCTGCAAATCTTGCTTGTCTGTCATCTACGGCTTTTTGAAACGCTGTTGTTAGGTCACCTATACCTCCGGTGAATGCAGCTCCACCGCCACCACCTTGATTTAAAACTGTTTCTATACCTGTAGCTGCAGCACCTCCACCAGTTCCAGTTGTATTAAATTGATTAGGATTAAATGGGCCGTCACTAAACATTTCTTGTGGTTGAAAATAAAAACCTTGGTCATAGATGTTTCTATCTCTTAGATTGTAAAAACTTGGTGCACTAAATATTGTCATAATAACTATATATTTGTATCACCACCAATTGGCAGTGATTCTACGGTTAATTTTACACTTCTAGAGATATCTTCTCTTTTAGTTTCTGTTCCTGGGTTGTTTACATCTGCATCTGCTTCTGCATCTGACATGTACTCTTGACCCGTTTTTAAATTTTTTAAGGTAACTTCACACTCTGGTGTAAGGACCACAGTTGCTTTACCATTAATCTCTTTTATTTCTTTTTTAGCTTTTGTTTCTATAAATGGCATTAGTCTCTATTTATCTCCAATATTGATACAATAACGTGTAATTCATTTGCATCTGATGCTTGTGCCTTTAATACCTCATTTTCTTCCAAAATTAAAGGGTGAGTTAACAGCTCAGTTGTTGCTTTTGAAGCTATTGCTTTATCTTTAAAAAGGCTAAATACTGCAGATGCAGCATTTACTATAGTAAAAGTTATATCACATCCTGATCCAGCGTCTTCTGATACTAATATACTTTTAATTATAGCTCTAGAGTCAGAGGGTGTTGTGTATATTGTAGTGTTACTCGTAGTAGTTAAATCTACTAATTCATTTTTATATATATTAGCCACTTACAAACCAAGAGAATCTCTCTTGCTCCTGTTTTACTTCATCCAAAAATGTAGAATTTAATTGATCTTTCATTATTGTCAAAGCTCTGTTAATTTGTTTTTGGTTTGATACATCATAATCTTCTTTTGGTTCAGGTATTCTTACGTTTATTTTAGCCATTATCTTCTACCATCCGGTTGTATATCTAATCTTAATGTTCCAAATCTCCACTTCTCACTAGCAGCATCATTTTCTATTTTAATGTTTACAAAACGACCTCTAGCTCTTGTGTCTTTTTTATCTGTTGTAGAGTCAACTGTAAAAGGACTTAATGTTGTAGTGGTATCAGATTGTTGAGGATATCTTTTTACAGCTAAACTTATTTTTGAATTACCTTGTAAATCTTTAAAATCAGGTATGAATCTTCTGACAGCTACAAATGCTTCACCAGCTATTGATGGCCCTTTAAAAGATCTTTGTTGCATATCAAAATCAAAAGATTTTATAAAAGAAGTTACAGTTGTAGTTGAACCATCCTCATTAACTTGATCGGTCCCTGTTTCGTGTTCAAAATATTTTGTTTGCCCTAATCCATCTTGACCTACAATCTCAGGAAAAGTTCCATCAGCAGAGCTATCATATTTAGTAGCATAAGGAGTTGGATATATAGTTGCATCCATCCAGCTAGTTCTTGCTTCTGTGCCTGTATACCAAACACCACCAGGCACTTTAGTTAAGGCAGATTCACCATAATTATATACAACATACTTATCATTAAAAGTAGCTGTCGATGATGGATAATACCAAGTAACTTCAGTAAATAAATTATTTAAACCTGCAGCAACTTGTTGTCT